CGACCCCTATGCACCGTCATCAGGGTTGCATCCAAGGATGGATACATCCCGACGATGGCATCGGCGACCTGGGCGGCGATAGCAGAGGAAGCGGCGCCGACCGAGTCTACGCCGGTGGTCGGCCAGGTCAACTTCTCTTTAGAGAAGTCCGGCGGTCTGATCAAGGTCAGCCGAGAACTTCTGGACGACTCGGCCATCAACCTCCCGGCGCTACTGTCGCAGATATTCCAAGAAGCCGCGGGGCAGTTTGAGGATGTCGGAATTATCAGCGGCAATGACAGCACCCAGTATGCCGGGGTAATGTCCGATGGGGACGTGGCTTTCTATACGATGGCCGGCTCGACCTCGGTTGTAGGCGCTGACCTGATCGGGACGTACTACGCCCTCAATGCCCAGCACCGGGCAAACGCCTCTTGGGTGATGAAGTCAACCATCGCGTCGTTGGTCAACTCGATCGCGATCACTGCCGCTGGGGTGCATAGCATCCCAAGCCTGACCGCGGCGCCGGCGGATTATATCCTCGGTCGGCCAAATGTCCTGACCGATGTTACGTCCGGCTTGGGTGGCACGATCACTTCGACGGAGAAGATAGCCATATTCGGAGACTTCAAACAATACTACATCTTCGATCGGGTGGGCTTCACCATCCGCCGGAATGACAGTTTGTATATGGAGAATGACCAGGTTGGTTTCTTCGCCAGTAGGCGAGGGGATGGGCAAGTCGGCCTCGCCGCTGCCTTCAAGATCCCACGCGCCGCCTAATCAGCGGTTAGCTAATAGGGCGCGGGGCTTCGGCTCCGCGCCCAACTCTGGAGGAAATATGCCGAAGGCACTCTGTACCCAGAACTTTATATATGGCGCCACGGGCGAAACCTACGAACGCGGGGTGGAGTACGATGTCCCGGCGGCGACACTGAAGGCGAATCCGGATTATTTTGAGAAGCAATCAGGGACGGCCGAGAACAAGATGGCCGACACCGGGGAAGATAAGTCCGAGGAAGAAACCGAAGAAGCAACCGAGGCGGCTGAATAGTGGCGACCCGTCACACATACGCCTCGGCGGACGATCTTCGGGATTATCTGGCGGGGACATCCTATTCCTCCGGGTGGACGGCGGACGCCGGGAGTCTCCGGCGCGTTCTGGAATCCGCATCACGGCGGATCGATCAGTATTGCGAAGGCGGGACGTTTGGGCCGTTAACCGAAACCCGGTATTACGATATAGGTTCCGGCTCGCTGGTTCAGTCTCCCCAGTATGCGGTACTTGCTGGAACGGACGACATAGCAACCACCGTTTCCCTGGCAAGCGTCATCCCGTTAGATGGTTGGCTGATATCGACGACCACGGTGACGGCATACGATGACACTGACCGGGGTGGAAGTACGGTCTTAACCGAAGGCCACGCTAACGACTTCTTTCTCATGCCGTACAACGTCAGCCCGAAAACCATCTTCAAGTTGAACGAGGATACATCCAACACCCTGGACGCCGGCCAACAAACATTATCCATCCTGGGAAGCTGGGGGTATACCGCGGACACGTTGTCCGTAACCACGGCGGACGCTATAGGGTCAACGACCGCGACCTCTGTCAGCGTCACCAGCGCGGCCGACCTGGGTCCGGCCCAGACCGTCCTGATCGATTCGGAGCAGCTTTACATAACGGCGATCTCTGGAAATACGTTGACGGTCCAACGGGGCGTTAATGGAACTACGGCGGCGACCCATTCCGGAGGGGCGGGTCTGACTCGCTACGACTACCCGGAATTAGTTGTCCAGGCTTGCCTTGATGTGGCGAAGCTGATCTTCCGGAATCGGGACCTGGGGCCGGCGGCGACCATCGGGTCCGGTGAGATGTCGATGACCGTGGCCGAGGGGGAGATCCGGTCTGTACTGATGACGCTGGACGATTATCGGGTGACCGGCACTTCCAACGGGATCATCTTCTGATGTTGGTCAATGTCAACTTCCAGGTGGATGGTCCCGTATTTTCGGGAGATATACCCAAGGTGATGCAAGGGATCATCAACCGGGGACTCCTTGATCTGGGGACCATCGAGGGAAGCAACCACGTCAAAGATCAGCTATATCCAGGTCACGGCCGGATCACGGGAAATCTTCGGAATCATGTTGGGGCCAATCTGGTCAAGGACAATCAGGTGGTCGTGGATGCCGGTGAAAGTCGTTTCGGTGCGAATATCGAATATGCCCGGAAGGTCGAACAACGGTATGGGATGTTCCAGAACTCATATAACCGAATCAATAATAATCCCCGGATGTATCAGGAATACATCGGGGACGCCCTGGTCGAGGCTTTCCAGTGAGCCGGTCGGGAGCATTGGACAGGATCGATGTCCTATTATCTACCATCACGGATCCGGCTTTCGCCGCGGTTATCCGGGCGGAACCTCTGGCATTATCGGGGACGCCCGTCCTCGCGTATTGGATCCAGAGTCGGACGGCCGGCTGGCAGACTCTCGGAGATATAGGCTCGACGACGACCATCATGGTCCGGGCGTATTTCAGATTGCAAGCATCAGCGGATGTTCGGGAAAGCATCGAATTAGAACTCTGGGACGCGATGGTCGAGGTTGACACTAAGCTCCGCTCGGACGCTAATCTTGCCGGCAATTGTACCGATTCGACCGTGGGTGCTGCCACGGTTGCAACGATAGACATGGGCGGCAATCTTTACCGGACGGCGACCATCCCATTCGATATCCAGATCTATGAGGAAGTGACCATCACTCCGTAGGGGGAACATGGCGAAGCAATCAGGGCTCGGTCAACAGATATTCGTCCACGGCTACGACCTTAGCGGGGACGTGGCGGCGATAGATAACGCCGGTTCCCCGCGGGAAGCGTTGGATACGACGGCTTTAAACGCTTCGGCCCATGAACGGGTTCTGGGGTTGTCCGATGGCAACCTGGGAGTCTCGACCTGGTTCAACGATGCGACCGAGCAAGAACACGCCGCCTTTAAAGGACTTCCAACCACCGACCGGATCGTCACCTGGGCTTTCGGGGCTACCCGCGGAGATGTTGCGGCTTGTCTGGTAGGCAAGCAACTTAATTACGATGCAAGCCGCGGCGCCGATGGATCCCTCTCTTTCACCGTCGATACCCAGGCGGACGGCATTTCCCTGGATTGGTGCAACACGTTAACCACGGGGAAAGAGACTCACAGCTCGGCGGGTAATTCGACCAGCCGGGACGATGGAGCGGCAACCAGCGCGGGCATGGTGGCATATCTGGAGATCACCGATATCGACTCCGGAACGCCCACGGTTACCATCCAGCAATCATCGGACAACGGATCCAGCGACGCCTTCGCGACAGTGTTGTCGTTTACCGCGGTGGCCGCGGCGGCGGCGCCTACGGCGGAACGGGTGACGGTCAGCGGAGCGGTGGAGAGGTATCTGAGGATAACGACCACGGGAACGTTCAGCAATCTTGATTTCTGCGTTTCGACCCGGAGGGGAACTAGCCAGGATGACGTCGCTTTCTGATGATCGAAGGCATCGGGAATCTGGTTGGTAAACTTCGCCCGAACATATGCGTCGGGATGTTGTTCGTTGCTTCGTTGGGTGTCGGCATCTCTTTCCTGGGTTTCCTGATGGACAACGAGGGGATAATCAGCGCCGCCGGCGTGGGCGCCATAATCGGCATCACTAACCTATGTTCCAAGATATTGGAGCAAGAATAATAATCAAGACGATCAAGCTGATCTTGTGGGGGAAGAATGACCTGGTTATGCCGGCTCCGACATTCCTGGGTTCCCCGCGCGTGGTCATCCCGTTTGTGCAAACGGTGCGGGATCGAGGAGATCTTGATATATCACGCCGACACTGGCGCCGTATGGGAACGGGTTGACGAAGCATCTTAACCTGATAGTGAGTGTGATCCCGGTGGTGGTCATAGCCATCGGCCTTGTTGCCTGGGTGATCCAACTCCGGGCGGACCTGGACGTGGTGAAGAGAGACATGGCAGCTCTGGACGCGGGAGTATTGGCCGAATCGGATGAGCAGGGGAGACTCCATTCGGAAGTCTCGACCGACCTGGCGGATATAACCAACGATATCAATGAGCGGATCAACCGGCTGGAGACAGCGTTGGCCGTTGCGGAAGACCAACAGAGGACGATCATGGCGGACCATGAGGGGTTCGGGGACGTGTTGTCCGAACTGGGCCAATCGGGAATCTTGCCTTCCGGGGAACGTAGGGTCTATGGATCATATGGGACGAGATAATGGCAGAGATCGACGAGCTGAGAGAGGATCTGGCGAAGTCCCGTGTGGAGATCGCCAACCTGAAACTCCGCACAACTACGGTACTCGGCCCGGATCACTTCCTCGCGCTAGTTTTTTGCGTACCTTTGATTGGGGCATTTACCATCCTCGGTATAATCCTCGTGTGGCGTACTACGTCAAGTCCACAGGAGACGGCGCCGTTCCTTCGGGATTGGCTTCTCGCGCTTTCCATATTCTCCAATCCGGTATCAGCAATCACCGGGGCGGTCGTTGCCAGATGGTCGGGCAAGGCGAAGGGGGAAGGTGAGGATTAAACTCGGCCCCAAGACTATAACTTTAAACACGATCCGCTTTCCTCGGACTATCCCAGGATTCCGGCCGATCTCGCCGTTCCGCATACCGTTGCCGAAGATCATAAAGATCGGCGGCTCCAAAGCGGCGTTTCTAAGTCTGGGTTTCGTCCTGGCCGGCTTCGGTCTGACCATGTTCCTTGTAGCGGTTACCGATAATACCGAATTGCTCTGGCCTACGCCTGGGGCGGAATATGAATTGCCGAGCATCATCGGTGAAGCCTTGGATCCTGATCCAGAGACTCCCCTGGAAGGGTCGATGACGCTACTCGCCGGATTCGCGGACGGGGCTCGTTTGGACAAGGTTGTTCTAAAGAATCTAGACCTGGGTAAAAGTGGGTTAACGGATGCCTTCGTCATCCAGCGAGGATCGGGGGTTACCGGGAGTAGTGCCTATGTCTGGGTGGGCGAGGTAACCATCACCAACTCATCCGCCCGGACGTTGAATTGGGGAAATATGGAACTGGGAACGGTTTCTCTTAGTCCTAAAACGGACGGCCACGCCCAGGAGATAACGGTGGATAATACCATCCCTGACCTGGTGATCGACTCCGATAGGGGCGCAGGAACGTATACCGCGGAAGACTCTCGCGTGGACCGAGTCATACTCCAGATAAATGGAAATAACGGGGTTTCCATCGGGGAATTGATCGTGGATGGCGTGACGGCGCACACTGGCGATTTCCAATGGGACTGGTTAAAGGCTGGAAAGCTGACGATGGATTCAAGTAATGAGATAGGATCAGGAAATGGCATAGACTTGTCTGACGCTAACTGGGCGAATACCATCAAGGCCCGATCTATAACAGACAGCATCGTTGACACGCCGATAAGCGTCCGATGATGAGATGGATTGGCATAGCATCACTCATCGGGATCACCGCGGTCTGGGTCGCGTTTGGGATGTCATTGTGGCTGGTGGTTGGCCCGTGGCGGTTGGGCAGATCCTTAGCTTGCCGGCTAGGATTACACGGCCGCATGGTTTCCCAGGTCAATCCGGACAATCGGAATACCGAGGGCCGATGTCTGGCGTGTTATAGATATAAAAGATTGACCCGCGTCCCATGCTGATCCATTGGGGACTACATCGGCCACGGGATCACTGGCGCGAGGCAACCTGTGCCGAGGTTGGTTGCATCAACTACTTCGGAGGATGGCGGACTATCCTTCACGCCGACGATATAGCAAATATCGAACTGATCCGCCGGTCGCGGATGGGCTTCAGGGAGGAGCGCGGAGATGGACTTATAACGTTCGTCTTCTCTCCGGGTCAACAGTGCTTCACCGGCCAGGGTGGAGGACATAGGGTAGCGGTGGGCCGTGATCCGATAATGACGAAGGACAAGCGGATCATGGAGCCGCTGGAGTTCATGGATAACTGGAACGACCATCAATATCGGAGGAGTATAAATGGCTAAAGAATCAGGTCTAGGAATGAGCGCGATCATCGATGATTCGGGCGGGTCGGCCCGGACCATCAGCAATGACATAACCAATCTGGACATCGCAACGCCGCGGGAAGAACAGGACATAACCGGATTGGACAAGTCGGCCAGGGAACGGTTGTTGCTTCTGGCGGACTTCACGATCAGCGTCAACGGCGTCTTCAATGACGCGTCGAATATGTCCCATGATGTCTTTAAAACCGTCCCGTCAACCTCGGTTGCAAGAACGACGACCCTTGCAGTATCCGGGCAGACATTGCCTGGGGAAATATTCTATACCGATTATGCTTTGTCCAGGTCTTCTTCCGGAGAGTTGACGTGGACGGCGCCGGGAGTCCTGGCCGGCGGAGTTGTGCCAACGTGGGCATGATGAACAAGGTCAAGGGATACAGGATACCGGAGCAGACGGCCCATATCACCTTTGACGGGACCGATTACGACGGCGCCGAGATCTGGGTCAAGTTGAACGTATCGTTCGCCCATTATCTATCCCTGCGGGAAGCCGCCGAAGGTGACGACCAGGCGAAGATGGCGGAGTTATTCGGCGGAGAAGTCCTGATGTCCTGGAACCTGGAATACGCCACGGGCGAATCGGTTCCGGCGGACGGGAGGGGGATGCTGGACATCCCTCTGTCTCTAGCTATGTTGATCGTCTCTCATTGGATCGAGGCGGTGTCAGGAGTCCCGGCCCCTTTAGCCGAGACATCCGGCGATTTCAACACGTTGGCGGCGGCTTCGACCGCGATGGGCGAAGAATAGTCAAGCCGTTTGAACTGGAGCAAGCCGAGTTAATAGACGGGCTTTGCCAGAGATATTCATGTCTACCATCCCAATTGATGGCCGAGGACGTGACACTCCTTCGGCTGGTGGCGATAGTACAGGAAGGACAACCGGAGCAAGATGGCTAACCAGGTCGAGATACAGATCACGGCGGACCCGAAGAACGCCGAGGCGGGTTTCAAGAAAACCCAGTCGGCCTTCGGGCGGATGTCGGATAGCATCAAGAAACACCGGAAGGCCATCGGCGTCGGGTTGACCGCGGTCGGCGCCGGCATAACTGCCTTGGGCGCTTCCGCGGTCAGGTCTGCACAAGAAGAAGCCATCGGGATCACCCAGCTCGATCAGGCATTAAAGCTCGTTGGCACGTCTTACGACGCACAAGCCGGGGCCATCGAGCGAGTCATAGCGGCCCAACAGAATAAAACGAATTTCGGGGATGAGGCCCAGCGGGAAGCCCTGATGGGTCTGATCAGTGTCTCCGGAGACTACGAATCAGCGATGGCGGCACTTCCAGCCGTCCTTGACCTGGCGGCGGGGAAGGGCATGGATCTAGGCGCGGCGTCAACCCTGGTGGCGAGGGCCATCAACGGGGAGACTTCCGCACTCAAGCGTTACGGGATCGAGGTCGAGAAAGGGGCTGATTCGACCGAGGTCATCGCGGCAATCATGGGGAAATTCGGCGGACAGGCGGAAGCCGCGGCCGACCCGATGGTTCAATTGAAGAACCGCGTGGGAGACTTACAGCAAGAATTTGGCAAGGCGTTGTTGCCGGCGTTGACCATCCTCGCGACATTGTTGGAGCAGGTGACGGCAAAGCTGATCGCCTTCTCCACCGAGCATCCTTTATTAACTCAGGTTATCTTCGGAGTGGTTGCGGTACTGGGAGGACTAGCTTTAGTCCTGGGGCCGTTGCTCCTTCTCCTTCCAACCATCGCGGCGTCCATCGGCATCATGTCCGGGGCGTTTGCCGTTCTCAGCGTTTCCATGCTGCCCATAACGGCTATCGTCCTGGGGATAACAGCGGCCATCGTTGCGGCCATCATCGTATATAAGAACTGGGACAAGATCATCCTTGCGTTGAAGAATACCTTCACGGCTTCCTTCACCAAGATCAAAGAAGTCTTCAATGTGGTGTCCAACGCCATCGGATCGGTCTATTCCTCCAAGTGGGCGTGGCTGATGCCTGGGGGCTCTTTGGTGCTGGCGATCCGGTTCCTCAAGAACAACTGGGACACGATCTGGAGCGGCATCAAAGCTACTTTTGCCACCATCACCGACGCCATCACGGGAACGGCCGGCGCCTTCAAGGATATCTTTCTGGGGATCTGGGACGGCATAGCTTCGGGCGTAAAATCGGCGGTAAATAATATCATCAACTCCATCAACGCGTTCATCCGGGCGGTTAACCGGATCAAGATCAGGGTGCCTTCGGTCTTCATTCCGCCATTCGGTCCGACTGTCGGCGGGTTCTCGGTCGGGATGCCTCAGATCCCAACCATCCCCAGCCTTGCCAAAGGCGGGATCGTAACCAAGCCAACCCTGGCGATGATCGGCGAGAAAGGCCCGGAAGCGGTGGTCCCGCTGGGACGGACGGGCATGACCATCAACCTCACCATCAATGGGGATATCAATGGAATGGATGACTTTGAAGCAAAGGTAACTAGCGTCATCAGGGATGCCGTTCTCGGCGGTGGATTCTCTGGCGTACTTGCGAGGGCGTAAATGGCTAACGAGTTCAAGCATAAAGACCCCGGAGCAACGATAACCCAAGCCGAGTATATAGCCTCGGATGGGACGGGTCATATCTTTGACAGTCAGGCTTCTGGCGACATCTTGTATGCTTCGTCCACTACGGTTCTAGCCCGTCTTGCCAAAGCTACTGACGGTAATGTGCTGGAGTTGGCGTCGGGGCTACCGGCCTGGACAGCCAGTCCGACCATCGGCTCAACCAATTGGGCTAATGCGAACCACGCTCACGCAGCTAGTAACAGCGGTGGAACTCTCACTACCCTTGGCACTATAACAACAGGTGTCTGGCAAGGCACGGCAATAGCGTCGGCGTATATCGCCGCGGATGCTATTACTGGGGCCAAGGTCGCAGACAATGCTATTGATTCCGAGCATTATACCGATGGCTCGATAGATAACGCGCACCTTGCTGATGATGCTGTAGACAGCGATGAGATAGCCGCTGGGGCGATAGATACCGCTCACATAGCAGATAACCAAGTAACGCTTGCAAAAATGGCAGGCATTACAAGGGGGTCAATCATCTATGGTGATACCAGTGGTGACCCTGCGGCATTAGTAAAAGGCAGTGCCAATTATGTCCTGACCAGTGATGGCACAGATATCGCTTGGGCAGCGGCGGCTGGTGGCCCAGACCAGGCAGTGCAATCGGATATCGAAGCAGAAACTAACGAAAACACTTACATCCCGCCCGACCTAGTGAAGCATAGTCCGGGGGTAGCGAAGGCGTGGGTTAGCATTACGGCTGCTGGGGCAAACGAGTCTCCAACCTACAACGTAGATGCGACAACTGACACAGGAACTGGTGATAGGCAAATCAATTTCACAACCGACTTCTCTACTAACGTATACATTTGCATTTCTAGTCTTATCGTTGATGGTGGTGCCCATGATTCATTTGACACACGGGCTGTTGGTAGCGTTCAGCATACAACCCGTGCCACCAGTGAATCACAATCTGATAGAGCTACTACTTGCGCATTCTATGGTGACCAGTAATGGCTAAGCGGTATATAACAATAGGAGCAAATGGTGGAGTAGCTGTCACAGAAATCATCGGTGATGATGCTGACGGAACGAAATTAACGAAGGTTCTATTTGAGTTAAGCCGTACCACGGACATGACCACGCACTTCAACCCAGAGATTCACACTCGTGAGGCCATCGCTGCCGGATTAGAAGGCCATCGTGCGTTGGCGTTAACGGCTGAATGTGAGGACAGCGACCTACCATCGGACAGATACTTCAGAAACGCCTGGGAATGGAGTAGCTAATGCCAATCAATGTCAACATGACCAAGGCCAGGGCTATCCACCTAGAAGAGATTCGCAAGGTGCGGAACGAGGAGTTGGCAAAAGAAGACATTAATCTAATGATTGCTAACGAGTCTGGCACCAGTTCAGAACAGGATGCAGTCAAGGCCAAGAAACAGACCCTGCGGGACTTGCCTGCCACTTTTGACCTGGAAAGCTACGGTGATCCGGAATCTTTGAAAGCTGCATGGCCGGCAGATTTGCCCGACCGGGAGTAGGCATGGGCTGGACACTTTATAACTCAAATCTGGAGTGCGATCTCTAGTGGCCGTTGCAACCTATAAGTTGGAAGTGGATTGGTCCGGCCAAGGTGAATGGGAAGGCGACCCATTTCCGCTTTCCTTCCCGCATACCTGGGGAACCGGGACTGTCATCAGTAGCGACAGGATCCGCGGCATCAATTGTTCTTTCGGGCGTGATCGGGCCAGCCAGTTAACGGGGAAATCGAAATCGGGACAACTCCGGGTCGTCTTAGACAACCGAAGCGGAGATTACTCCTCGTTTAATTCCAGTAGTCCGTATTATGGCTTGATCCTCCCTGGACGAGGCGTACGGCTTTTGGGCTCGTCCGACTCCCTGACCGATCAATCGATCTGGCAAGGGTATCTCACTAAGATCACGCCGGTGGTCAGTGTTGGCGGGGATTCCACGGCCATACTTGAAGCCACCGGCCCATTGGGGCAGATCAATCTTGACCAGATCGAGGTTGATATGGTCGCCTCTCAGAGAACGGATCAGGTCATCGACGACATCCTGGACGCCGCCGGATGGGGGGCTGGCAGCACATACCGGACCCTGGACACCGGGAAGACCACTATCACGAGATACTGGGCGAATCGGACCTATACCGTACCGGCATTGCAAGAAGTGGAATCCACTGAGGGCGGATTCGTCCGCGAAAGCAAGGATGGGAAGATCGTCTTTGATAACCGGCACCATAGATTGTCGGGCGCCGCATTGACGAGTCAAGCAACCTTTTCAGATGGCTCCGGCGCCGCGAGGGTGTATTCTAGCTTGATTCAGGACGATCCACTTTTCCATATATTTAATGTATTTGAAGCTGACATCCAGACATATACCACGGCGAGTGTGGCGGTCCTCTGGACCCTTTCGGAAACAGGCGCCGCTTCTCCGGCCATCGGCGCCGGCTTATCCAGGACGTGGATCGCTCGGTATCCGACGACATCTACTAGTACAAGTTCCCGCGGGGTTGATGCCTGGACTACCACGGCGGCAACGACCGATGTCCTTGGAAATGCGGCGGCGGATGGATCGGGCGCTAATGTAACCTCTGATCTGGGGATCACGGTTTCCAAATCTTCGGAAACGATGGCGATCACATTGACGAATAACGGATCTGTAACGGCTTATATCACCAAACTCCAGGCAAGGGGAACGGGCGTTTCCGCGGATAATCCGGCGACCATCCGATCGTCCGACTCTGATAGTCAAACGGACTTCGGATCGCGGACCTGGCCGAGCCGAACCAAGTTCATCCCAACGACCACAGAAGCGGTGGATTGGGCGGATTTCAATCTTTCGATTTACAAGGATCCGACCGCAGTCCTGCGGATGTCCTATTTCGCCAATCGGGACCAGAACGCTTTAAATGAGATGCTGAATCGGGATCTCTCCGAGCGGGTCACGGTTGTCGCAACCGGGAACGCCAACCTCGGTATTAACAGGACTTTTTTCATCGAGCAAGTGCAACATAACATCAGTGCTAATAGGTTGCATAAGGTCACCTATCTATTATCTGATGCCGAGCAATTTTCGGATTGGTGGGTTTTAGGAACCTCGGCTTTAGGAACTCAAACAAGGCTGGCT